GAAGAATTGATCCTTCAGGTGACTTTTGTGGGATAGTGATTACCGCAGTATCATGAGGTCTAAAAAATTCATCCTCAACTAATTCAGGATGGTTGATTGCTAAGTAAGAATAGATTGCTTCGTTTTTACCAACGCGAATTCTTCTTAAATAATAATCATTATGCCAAGCGTGAATACCTGAAGATGTACCTAAAACTAAAGATGATGTACCTGATGGTTTCACCGTAGTTGTTCTTGCTGCCTTATTAATACCAATGAGGTTTGCAACTCTTTCGTTTTCTTCTTTAACCGCAATTGCCGCAGCTTTCATGTCATAACCCAAAACAACACCTGATCCGATTCCTGTCATACCAACACCAATAAGAGCGTCTTTTTCAGTCGTTCTTTTCCAAACATCACGAAGATAATGGAAGTCAGTATATCCTGCTTGTAGTGTTCCAATAAATGCGGCCCCTTTTACTCGTTTTTCAAAGTCTTCTTGGGATTCAATGTCCGATGCATTTACCTCACATAAGTTACAAAATTGATATGGTCGAAGACCAATTTCACAACAATTACCTGTAACAACTTTTGATATTTGAAAACAATGTGTTTCATCATATACCGATATATCCCAAACATCTTCGTAAAAATCGGTTGGTTCGACAGATTCAACTTTAATTTGTTTGTCATCAAAAATATTATATCTAAATTCATAACAATCTAAAACCTCTTGTTTTCTTTTGTTTGTTAATTTAAAAATATTTCTGAATTGTTTTATTGATGCCGTTTCACTAATTCTCAAATCATATCTTATGTATTCCAAATCATAACCTTCCAAACTTTGTGTCGATTTTTTTATTTTAGTTTTAATTCCGTAAAACCCTAATAATTCTGACACATCTTCAGCCAATTGTTTGTGTTTTGTGGTAAATGTTAATCTTTTTTGTGTTTTTGCAATATGTCCATCAGAACTAAATAAGGCATCCACGATACCTTTTCTAAATTCTTCAGTACCCTCAGCCCAAACTTTTTTTGGTAATCCTTCACTTTTTATTAAAGAACCAAACTTTGATAGATAATCATGTACGGATTTATTATTAATACTAATTTCTTTAGTTTTTGTTTCAACCAATATAATTTGCATTTCTTCTTCTTCGGTATTAAAAGTTTTTTTAAATCTTCTATTAAAATTACCAGAAAAATTTGGGACATTTAATTTTATTGTATTTACTAATGTTTCAGTAATGTTGGATTCGTCATCATCGTCAGAAACAATCATACCATATTCGGTGTAATCTTTTCTAGTTGATGTCCATCCATCACCAACGATCCAACCACAAAGAAACCCATCGTTATATGTACCCAAATTACCATCGAATAATTTTTCTTCTCTTAAAATTGGTAATCTATCACCATTTGTTAATTCTGGTGTTTTAACTTTGACATACTTTTCACCATCCCAAACCGGCCATTCGTGTTCTGGTGTGGCGTAATATTCAGTACCGTCCTCTAATTTTAATTTCCATAATTGTTTATTTTGACCAGATAACCAACAACGAGCATCGGAAATAACACCATTCAAATTTTTAACTTTGAAGTTTTTACCTTCAAGTTCTTCGATTGGAAAAATACCATCTGTTGTTAATACTTTTGTACCGGCTCTTAACGATGGATTGGTTCCCCAGTCTTTATCGTTAGATAAATAAATTCCAGGTTCACCAGCTCCTGACAATTCAATTCGTTTCCAAAGATCCATAAAATAATCTTTAGTTACTTTGTGACGAAGAAGAACCGCCGAATTGTTTGCTCTACCTCGTTGTGGGTTTGATTCCCACCAACTTCCTGATTTACAAGAAATCATTTCATCGTCATCTGCGGAAAATAATGATATTAGTGCCGCTCTTCTGATACCACCCGCCAGGACCGCATCTGCAATATGACAAACTATGTCGTGAGTTTCAATTGGTGAAAGTTTTTCACCATCAACTTTGTTTTCGAACACCTTTGTGATGTTATGAATACAATCTTTAAGTGGTTGTGGTCCTGGTGCTTTACCACCTGATGTTACAAGTAATGCACCTTTTTGACGAATATCAGAAAAATCAAATATTGGTGTTGATGATTTGACACCAAAATACGATTCAACTAATACTTTAATTGCATCCGCCCAACCTTCAATGCTATCACCGATCAAGTATCGTCTTGTCCTACTTGGGTTTGGTTTTTTAATTTCAGGGAGTTTTTCTACGTGATGCTTTTGAACTGAAAACCCAACACCAGTTCCACCTAATAACAAGAACATCGTTTCTGAAAACGCATCTTGATGGTCGATTGGTAAGTAAGCGCAGTTATAAACTCTATTTGGTGAAATTTCGATTGGTTTTCCCCCGAATTGTAATGACCTCATCGAAGGAAGAATTTTTTTGTCGTATACCATTTTATACACTTCTTCAATTTCGTCTTTTATTTGTGGGTATTTTTTTTGGTGCATTTTTTTATTTCTTGTCACCAATTCTTCCCATGTTTCCCGTCTATTTAATTCAGGGACAAATTTGGCGTATTTCATATACACCGTGATGTTGCTTAATATTTCTTGTGAGATATTCATAGTTTACAAATTTAATTATTATTATTTTAATATTCAACTTTTAGGATTTCGTTTGTTCCCTTTGTTTTCTTTTTTCAAGTAACTCTTTAACCCTTTCTCTTTGTCGTTCTTCTTTTTGTTCTTCTAGACCCAAGAACGTCGTTGTTGATTCTGTGTCGATATCAATCATTGCATTATCAAACTTACAGTTTTCAAATACAACACCGTCGTCACCAATTCTAGATTTTGTAATTGCTATTGTCGCCAACTTGAGTTCTTTTTGTTGTAGTGTTTTTGCTACTGATATAATTACGTGTCCTACTTGTGCTTTTTTGATTGATCCACCCATTTGGTCTGTTGTTACAACTTCGGATGAAATTGATGACCTGTTTCCTTGAGTTGCAGTCCAACCAACAATATTCATTTCGTGACACATGGCTTCAAATGCCCTCATAACACTACCTTCACTTTTCCATTCGTCCCCAAGATTTTTATCCGGTACAACACAATCAATATAATCCAAAACAATCATATCGATTTTAATACCATCAGCAACCATTTTTCTGATTTCATTTTTGATTTGTAACATGGTTTTTGTATCTGATGGTAATTTTTTCAAAATCAATTCATTTGGCATTGTGGTTTTGATTTCTTGTACTTTGCTCATTACTTCTTCTTTTTTTTCTGACAATTCGTCAGGGTGAATTTTGGTCCATAATGTAAAATGTTTTCTTTGAATTACCTTTGGGTTATCCTCAAAAAATACTTGAAGTACGTTAAATCCTAGGTTAAATGCGTGGTTTGAAATCTTGGTAAGTACTGTTGATTTACCAACACCTGTTGGTGCTAGTATAACCCCAATTTCACCTTTCGCTAAACCACCTTTTAGTAATCTGTCAATTCCCGGTATTCCAATTGGAATTGGGTGTCTGTAGTCTTCCTCTAACACTTGATCTAGGTTGGAAAATACGTCCATCATAGACGTATCTTTATTACCCACAAGAAGTGCATGTCTAACTAATTCTTCTAATGTGTCATAGTTTTCAAACTCACCTCCATCGATGATTTTTTGTGCTTGTATCATTACCTTCTGTAGTTCTTGTTGTTTACAGAATTTTAATGCCTTTTCTTGTACAAAATCCGAGCCGTCGCTAGGTGCATCCTTGTTTTTCTTAATAGTATCAAGTAAAACCTTGACCGCAAATTCTTGTTGTAATTCGGATTTTGCAACTTGTTCAAGTGTTTCAAAAGATGGTGTGTGATCGTATTTCACATAGTATTCCTTAATCATTTGAATGATGATTCTAAAATATTTATTCTCGAAATAATTAGTTTCGATAACATCAAGAATCGATCTGGAAAACTCTTTATCTAAAATGATTTGATTGAGTAATTGAATCTGGAAGTTGTTCCCTAAATAGTCAAAATTTTTGTTCGTCGCCATAGTTTTTTTATCTTATAGTATTGATA